AGCCACGACCCGAAGAAGCGGGCGCGACCCTCGCTATCGCCTCGGAGAAGGCCCTCTAGGTTGAACTCGACCACGATGCCGGCCGCGCGGTCCGCCGGGGTCAGCAACTGTTTCATGATGGCCTGCTCGATGCGCTTCAGGCGCTTGCGCAGGGCGAACTTCACGAAGCCTTCGGTCTGGTCCTTTAGGCCCGTCCCCCAGGAGGTAGATTTCTCGGTGTGGCCGACCATGTGCGGCGGCACGCCGAAGAAGCGACAGATCTCTTCAACGCCGAAGCCACGCGATGCTAGGAGCTGGGTGTCTTCGGGAGAGAAGCCGAGCGTCTGAACCGTCGTGCCGCCCTCCGCGATGAAGGGCCGCCCGTCGTTGATGGCGCCGGTGAACTTGTCTTCCAGCGCCTTCTCAAGCGGGTCGCGCTGTTCCTTCTTCAGCCACTCTTTGAAGGAGAGAATGATGCCGGGGCGGGCGCCGTTTCTGAAGGTCCGGGCCGCGCTCAGGTTCGCGGCTGAAGAGACGCCGAAGACCTGCCGGCCAAAGGCAATGGTTGATAGCCCACCGAGCGGAGATCCGCCGAAGCCCCGCACGTGCAGGATATTCTCGGCGGGCTCGTCGTAATGCTTGCCGTCCTCGCTCCAGCTGTAACGCAGGGCGCCCGATGATGTCCGCCGGACCGACGGCCTGGAGATGGGGGACAGGCTG